CAATACCTGTAATGTCCTCTACAGTGAGTTCTTGGAAAGACAGAGCCTTCTGAGTATCATCGAATACTTTGATAACAGTCGTACCGACTAGGTTACGACGTGCCATCTCAAGCATAGCGTTTAGGAGTGGTTCAACGATTTGTTCTTCAAACTGTTTAATCTTATTCTGAAAGATTCGTGCAGCAGCATTCTCAAGAGACTGTACTTCGTACTTTGTCTTTTCTCCCGGGGTACGAAATCCCATAGCTTCCCTAGGAGCTCCAGCCATAATCTCCATATCATCTTTAAGCTCCTTTATTTCAAAGTTAGCATTGACGATCTGTGTAGCTGGTTGTACAAGTTCTACATCTCCTTCTTCACCCATGAAGATCTTCTCTCCAGGCTGCCAGGTGTATTCCTCAACAAATCCTTTAACCTTCTGTACTGGATACGTAGTAAGATCTACTACGTCTGCACGCATGTTCTCTAGATGATCCATACGATATTGCATACCCACTAGATTATCCAAAGGACCCATGCCCCACAGATTATCTACTTTGCGTCTCCAAGGAGAATGAAAGATAGGAGGATAACCAAAGTAACTAGGATTGGGCAGGTTACTAATAAGCTTATGACGATCGATAACAGTGATGACTCTATTCTTTTCAAAGTGGTCTGTGTAGAAATCGTACCAATCTCCGTAAAATGTTAATATCTCTACGAATTCACTAAGGAGGTAAGCTCTAAAGGACGTGAAGCCATCCATCTGGTAGAGATGGTCCCGTTGGATCCAATCGCCCTGAAAAGTACGGGCGTGGAAACGGATGTCAATAAGATATTTGTAAAGGTTCTCAAGGGTTTCTCTGTTTTCATCATTAGTCATCCTGGACAAAAGATCTCTTAGTTCTCCAAGAGATATGATTGAACGTACCATCTTAGGAGACTCAATAAAAGACTCTGCAGTAGGGTTCATCACGATATCAAGCGGAGAGATACGTCTAATAGACGGCCCTACAAATCCTACTTGAGTGCGATCAGGCATCTCTACTCGTTTATCAACCCACTCGACAGTACCAAAAGAATTACCGAAATGAATATAATCAAGAACAAGCTTATCCATTTCTGTCTTGAAGTTAGGTTGGTCCATGCACCAAGACATATAGTTTTCAATAGCATCACGTTTCTTTGAAGATGCTGCGTCCAATTCATTAGCTTCCCAAATAACATTCTTAGCTTGCTGGGGAAACATAGTAGCAATATAATTAGCATACAGATTATCATTAATCTGGCAGAGCTTAGGAACGGTAGTCTTATTCTTCCAAGGAAGCTGGTTATTAGTAGTTACCGAAGTATCGGTGGCATAAACATACCTACGTACTTCTTCCCAGTCTGTTTTCTTAACATTACGAAGCGTATCCCATTGTACCCAGCGTTCTGTAAGTCTAGTGGCTAACAGATCTGGTGAAATTATATTTGATAGCTCCAAGACTTTCCCAGTGATGGTACTTACTCCTTAAATTCTTTTCTACAACGCCAACAGCGTTTATTTGATTTAGTGTTAATTGCTTCACAAGGATAGCCAAACTTATCTATAGCTTTACAGATCTTTACACCTTCGGTATCAAGAAATGTCACTGAGTCCCTCCAAACTTATTGTGAAATGAGAATGCTTGTGCAGCTTTCTTCATGGTTCTGAATATATTTAATGGTGCTTGTCCTTGTGCAAAGTCTATGGCAGATGCTAAAGCATCTTTCACATCATCGTGTGCAGGGTTAGAGAAGATTAGTTCTTCTTCTAGAACTTGGCAGTTACCTCCGAGGTAATGCCATATCTGTTTATTAGCGTATTTAGGTTCTAGTATTGATAGAATACGCTCTTCTTTATTGCCTTGTACTCTAGAAGGTCTGTATTCTTCCACTGCAAGAGACAGTCCCATAGGGCGTATATAACTGTTCTTAAGGTCATTTACTATGGCAATCTGAGCTGCAGTGACTTCAGCACGTATCTTCCTAAATCCCCATTTCTCATATAGTTTAAATATTCTATTGAAATACTCAGATATTCTATCTGTTTTAAATCTATCTATGTCTAATACAAAGTAATTCTGGTCACCATCTATTCCTACTACGACGACACAAGTATAATCAGACCTATTACCAACGGTATATGCAAAATCAACAGCAGCAGTAACGTTGATGACGTCATTCTTGAACACCCATCTAGCATCTTTCTTAGCTAAGAAGACTGGATCATAGTATTGAAATTGGTCTCTCTTAATTGGAGAACTGGACGTATCGTGTGGATCGTTGTAATATTGTGCGCGGAAATGGATCTTGTTGATGTACTGCGCACGCTTCTTGGCAAGTACTTCTGTATCAAATCCAAACCATTTACCATCTGATCGCTGCTGTTTAGGCCATAGAAACTCACCTGTACCGTCTCCTATACTTTCAACTGGATATTGTCTTACTTCGAATAGTTCAGTAGATTTAACTACGTTTCCATACTCATCGTATTCATCAATCATCATTTGAGTAAGTCTAGAATACAAATCATTAGGGTGGTATCGCGTACCTACTACCCATTCGCGAGCGTTAGAGCTCTCGATAGAAGACAGATGCGAGTATTGACTCTCTGTCTTATCTCTTCCCTCCTCGGTGTACGCATTCCCCGTAACTACCACGTCATCCATCACAGTAATATCTGAATGAAGACCAATGATATTACTGGTAAGACCTGCAGTAAAGATAGAAGGGTCTCGGATAGCTTCTGCTCTACGACTAGGATGATCTACAGATATCTCACGTTCTGTCCACTTTTCTCTATGAAACTCGTCTTTATTGACCATATCTGGCCAGAATAGACGATAAGTATCAGACGTAAGAATGTCCTTCATAAACTTCAACTGCTTAGTAGCAAGGTTGCTATTAGCAGAGATGTAGAGAACTCGTAGTGTAGGATCTTTAGTAAGTTCCCAGATAACCCTGTAAGCTATGAGGGCAGATTTCATATGGTCGCGAGGAAGCAATAACAATTGGTGTGATTTAGCATCTTGTCTTGTCCACCAGTTTATTGTATCGCGGTGTATGCTGCCTAACAGTCTTAGAGGGTGTACTAGGTTAATAAAATACTCTAACGAGCCTTCAGCTTTGATACGGTGTATTTCACGTTCATCAGTCAGTTTGTTCGTCTTGGTCTTGGCGCCGGCCATAAACTCTTTCTATCATCCTATCTAAACGTTTACCTTGGGTTATCATTATTTGTGTTACAGAGTTGATACGTTCATCTAGACGTGCAAAGACAACAACTAGTTGTTTAGTCTCTGCTTGCTCTTTCTCAATGTTCTTAAGTCTGTTATCTAAGTTCATTGAAAAAGCTATACCGCCTGCCAATGCTGTAACAAACATGAACATATTAAATGCGTTAGCTGCTAACCATTCCATTAGTTACTGTAAGTAACCCCAAACATTAAGACAAGCTCCTGTAGCTCCTGCTCCTGCTGCAGTTGCACTTATAATTAAAGAACCTGTTGGAGTAGTGGTAGTAGAATTTGTAGTTCCATCTATAGCTGTATAAGAATAAGAAGGAGCTGGGGGAAGATTAATAACTAAAGGTGAATTAGCAGTAGTAGCTGTTCCTCCTGTAGTATAAGACCATGTACCAATAGTTACAGCAGGAGTAGGACCTGGAGACACAAATACAGGAGTATACTGCACAGTAATAGTAACATTAGTTGCAGTAGTTGCACCGGTACTCTGATAACTAATACCTGTTAAATAAATTAAACGTCCTTTATTAGTCGTTGTGCCTACAGTTATAGACAAAGCACCTACGGTTCCAGCAGCAGTTTGTGCAAAGGGCTGAAAACCAGAGGGAGTTACATCAGCCATTACGACATCACCTCAAAGGTCAAAAGAATTGTACATCCGGATAAATTTATATTTCCTGGAAATACCATGTAAGTACCGGCAATATTAGGAGCTATAAGATTAGAAGGGATAGTAATAAAGGGATGTTGAAGCAATCCTGTTACATCCTCTCCCAACGAAATTATATTATTACTTCCATCTGAGGCAATAACAATTGCACTAGAAAGCGTATCTGTAGTAGAATAAATCCATGCGAAATCCAGTCCATTAATACCTACGGTATTAGGACCATTAGTCATAAGTTCGTGATAAACTTTAGTAATCATTATTCTTTTCCTCCACCTACGGTGTCTCCACCCTTGTGTTTACTGTTCCATATCTTAGCTGCTTTAGTCTTAGCTACTCTGGTAGACATGCCTTGTGTGACAAAGGCGTCTCTCATCTTTTCATATCCTGCTGGCATTATCCACGTCCACTACCCATAACTGGAGTACCAAGTACCTTCATAGTAGACACCGTATGGTCTCCACCTTCCATTATGGTGTATCGTAGATCTACACCTGAGTTACGATCTTCTTCGTCTGCATCAGTGCAGGTGTGTGCTTCGTATTTAGTGCCATCTCTGGCATCGTAATAACAATATTTACTCATTCGCTTCGCTCATCCACTTCACTTCGTTTCGTTCTATCTTAGTATCCTGGTCCATATGCACCACGGTCAATGGGTGGTACGTTCATGTTGGTGTCTGTATAGTTATCTAGTTTAGTAGGAGACTTAGAGCCTGATCCCATGTGACTAGGTTGAATGGTTCCCATATCTGGGTAACCAGGTCCTACTCTATTTTGCCCACTAACTGTATCATTGGAACGCATTAGGGTCTTCTCCTTGTGTAGGCATACCGCCAGGCATACCCATAGGGGCTTGTCCTCCGGATTGTCCTGGTGCCATAGATTGAGATCCCATAAAAGACGGTTGCATACCACCTTGCTGTGGGAAGGAACCGTGTATAGGTCCTGTATTAGTTATATGATGCTTACTACTCTTTTTCATTGCATCCTCCAGTGCTGCAGATAGACTGCGCAAAGTTACATACCAAGGTCGTGCTTACCACCAGAGCCTACTTTACCAGGAGTGTAGCCACCTGGATCATGCTCGTTAGCTCCGTAGGAGTTACTCTTACCACCGAGGGATGTAGTGTATCCTGCACTGCCTCCGGCCATGTGTCCCATGGACTGTGAGCCTTCGTGTGCACGCTTCTCTGAACCAGCAAGGTGATCGTAGTTATTAATCATGTTATGGTCGTACGCCATTTGTTTTCCTTTTCTTAACAGTGGCGGACAAGCCACTCTTGTTTATATCGAATCGTTTAGTACTCAAGGGAGTAGATACAGATCCCTTATAGTGCCATTTAGTTTCATTGTTAGGCAGACGTAAGGCATGTGAACCATAATTATCTGCATATTTGTTTATACTAGCCATGTAGGATAGCCCCCTCGTAAGAGGGGGTTTTCCTGTTTGTAGTTAGGACGCAGTCCAAGCAGTCGTAACCGTATCGGGTTGGTTACCGATATTGTTAGCGATCTTAGAGGTGTACAACGTACTATTGAACAGAACCTTGTCGTTCATGTTGTATGTAGTAGTAGACACCCAGACTGGGATCATAGGTGCAGACGTTACCGTCCAGAAGGTGGAGGTAGACGAAGGCGTATTGCCTATATTACCTGCAGCGTTGGAAGAGTAAGTCATACCATCGGTAAAGACAACCAGAGCACCTTGTGCGTAAGTCACGGTAGGGGAGAAGGTTGTGGGAGTACTCGTACCAGGGGTAGGAGTATTTACCTTAACGGCAGCACTGAGCATGGCGTTATTGGTGTTGATTGTTGCAGAGATAGCAGACAGACGTGCCAGGGTAGCGGGGTCTGTTACTCCGGTCGTGGAGCTTGCACCCAACAGAGTGAGAAGTGCGGCAGCAGCATTCTCAGTGATTGTGTCCGCAGCGACTGCAGTTTCAATAAGAGTAATAGCCGCATTCAAATCAGCGAGCATGATGTGTAACCTTTCTAGAATTATAATTAATTCTGTTTTGATACGATTATGGGTATGCCCATGCATTTAGTTTCTCCCTATAAAAAGGAAACGTTTAAACGAACGATAGTATAACACATTTCGTTTGCAATGTCAAGTCGGATTATTTAGCAGTACTTTGGTATAAGACAAGGACTATGATGCCTATGCCAGTGGTATAGTTTTAGTACTAGACGCAGGTATAATTGATTCAGCATACCACTCAGTTCTTTTCATTATTTCTATCAATGCAGATATACATTGATCACTATACGGAAAGTCTTTCTGTATCTCAGGGTATTTATTCCAAGTCCTCTGGTATTCCATAGTCTTTCCTCCATAGTGTTAAACAATGTTGTTTAGCCCACGTACTATTGTAGAAGTCTATAGATACTCCTGATGGGGTATAGACATAATACATACTCTCGTAAGATTCGTGTTTTAGAAGGCCGTACAGCGTTCTTTTCCTTCCGTGGTACATTCTATGCCCTTTCCACGTAAAACGCATGTACGAGGCTCTAGGGGTACTTTTTGACGTGTTCAGTATAATCTCCTATATAAGTATTATTATTTTCTGTCAGCAACATAAAATCCACTTCGTAGATTTTCTGTCAGATATTATTGTCAGTAGATTCGCGCTCCCAATGTCAACCGGGTAACCCCCTTATGCCGGGTGGTGGGTGGGGTGGTCTAGTTAAACGATAGAGTTTATTTATTAGGTAATCTATTATGACTATAGATTATGAATAATAGAATAGACACAGAATAGAGGCCTGTAAGGAAAGTATCTGCATACTATGCATAAACTAGTTTGACATACTAGGTTATATGCCGTAGGCAAACTATGATTAGTTAAGAATACTAGTAATACCTTAGTATAGTTACTAGGTTAAACCCGGGTTAAGCCGAGTTAAACCCAGATTAAACATAGGTAATACATAGGTATAGATAGGTTATATATACCTATGGCACGATAGAGTTCTCGATTAACGTTGAATGGCTATAAGCCATTGATATCATTACATTCAACTCTAAGTAAGATGATACAACCTTAATCACTCTACCTTGCCTTGACATTACCTTAATCATGCCTTATCATTGTCTTAGATGATAAGGCGTTGCCTTACTATGAACATAATGGTTCGCGATAGTATATATGGTTGTGGTTGTAAGAGAGGACATGAGATGACGTTCAGTGAGTTGTACTACGCGATACACGAACAGTTCGACAACGATACTTTGTATCGCAGAGCAAGGAATGAAGTGCAGCACATGAGTGGTGAGATGTTCGCTGCATGGGTTGAGTACTGCAACAGATCAATCAAAGGATGAATGCAATGATTGATACCACTAAAGATAACTGGAGGAGTGCGATGCAACGTGATTACACGCTAGGCAGACTGCCTGCTAACTATCCGGTTCCTGCTATCATGTACGAGGCTGTGATACACGCAGAAGGCGTATATATGTGGTATAAAACATTACACGAATATATCTATGTCCGTGAATGGAACTAACTGATTACAGATAGGGGCACATCTTAGGGTGTGTCCTAACCTGCAATCACAGTGACAATAACGTCTAAGTGCTAAAGCAGGACAATGGAGTTAGTCCTATGGTTCAACCTGTCATAACGTGGCACGCTGTTGTTGATGCAATGAACGAAGACACAGACAACAACGTTATGTTGTCTGCCTCAATCGCTGCAACCGAACTACCGGCTAGGTCTCCTGCTGCACTGTACCTCGCAGCGAGAAAAGACTTGGAAGTTGCTGGTATTGATGCAGATGCAGCGTTGAACGTGCTCCCGGAACCTTGGAGCAACCAAGAGAAGAAGGTAGACGGTCTTAATCGTCATATCGGGGACAACGAACGAGCCGTCAGAGATGCTAATCCCTCGCGATATTGGGATAAGTACTCTTATAAAGCATCTAGCGGAGAGACTGTATCAGGTAGTGTGTACTCCGATATGGCTTCACGTCATGTGATCGGACACAGTATCAAAGACAACATTAAGTTGATTGATGCATGGACTAGCAACGACACAGAGAAATCTACATTGCAGAAGACCATGATGCACAACGGAGTTGAATACGATATCGCTGGTACACCTAACGACAGACTTGCTACCATGCGTAGCACTCTGACTAGTAGGTTCAACAAACTGGCAGAGAACTTCAGGGTTATGTCTGCAATCCATAAGAATATCAAAGACATAACCGAGCACATGAACGACAGAGTTAGGATTGACTTTGTTTACAACGAAGAAGGTGACCCTAGCAGCGGGCTAGCAGAGTTGAAGGAACCTATCCGTCTAATCCATCTACGTGCAGACGGTGTTCCTAGTGGTGTGCAACGTGCATACACAGCGAAATCATTTAGCAACCTGTGGGTTGAACAGGCTATCGAGAAAGGCGGAGAGAAAGGTCCGACATATGCAACCTTGATTGATAGTCGTAAGATCAAGCTTAAGTTGCCTGGTAAGGGAGCAACAACCACAGAGAAAGGCAAGATTGAAATCCAAGGTATGATATCTTCTGGCAATCTACCGCTTGTGATTGCTAACATCCACAACTTTATAGATTACTTCGATACAGTGGATGACGCAGTTAAAGCAATGAGTAAGAAGACAGGGGAGATGTCTTTGGATGACCGCGCCTTGTTCTCTGATAGTGCGGTTGCAGTACGTAACTTTCTCAATGCATTCGTTACGCCTGCTATGGAAAGTGTTGCCTTTGCTCAAAGCAAAGTGAACAGACAACATGCTCAAGACGCGCTCACAGCTAAGCTTAAAGCAGAGAAGGATATAAAAGAAGCAGAGTTACAGCCGACTATGAACCAGCGTAATGAAGACAAGTTGGATGTAAGTATCAAGGCCATTGATAATTCATTCAAGACAAGCGATGGCCGTACCTTCGTAGCTACTCCGGCAGGCAAGGCAGTACGTAGTGCCAAGCGTAAGGCTAACTGAATACAACTCTAAGTAACTACTAGGGCAGAGGGCCGTATGGTCCCTGCCCTTTCTTTTATCTATCGTTATATATGATTGTATATAACTAACTAGTAGTTGTAACAGTTAGTTATTACAACCCTAGGTTCCTGTCATTGGATCTGTGCTTGCTGGCTCTGGTTTATTGTTAATTGTATTCCATGCTAGTACTGCATCGTCACACAGAGATTGCATAGTCTTTTCTTCAACCCATGGTCTATAGTGTCTTTGTATAAACTCCGTAATAAACTGTTCTCGGGTCTTGTTAAACATATTAAACATCTGTTATATTAATCCTATCCATGGTTATATTCTTAATAGCTCTGATATGTGGATTACTATACCACCATATCTCACCGGTGTCTTCTTGGAAGCATCCCCAGATAATATCTGCCTCTGGTCCATAGTCGATTAGGAAATGAGACAGAGCTATACCTTTAGGAGTAGACACATACAATGGTGGATTAAGTTGCAAAATCATAGATTTTGTGACGTTGCTGCAGTATCATCCATCTCTACTTTCATATCTCTAGTTAACAGTGGTAGACTTTGTTTCAAATAATCAACTTCATCCATTGTTGCTATCTGATGAAAATCATACACATACCAATCATGTATTAGTTTATGAATAATCTCTAGTTCTTTCTCAGTTATTATAGTTTGTATCATAACTACCTGTAATATTCTTATAAATAGAATAAGGTTCTAGATTATCTAATGGTATAGTTTTAGCTATAGTTTGTGCTTCAGTATGAGACATAGCATCTACCTCTAGTTTATAGTGTTTAGACTCGTATATTACCACTGTATATTTATTCATTGTTTCCTGTCATCAGCTGTGTATTTGCTAGCTCGACTTCGTCTCGCTTCGGCATCGTAGATGCCTCTAGCTCCACTTGTATTACTTTAACTCCTGCTTTCTGTGCTTGCTATCTCAGATTTCATCCAATTATAATCATAATCACCATCGTATGATCCATTGTTTTTAACTCTATGTACCATCTTATGGTATACATCTTCTTCTGCATTGTAACCAGATTCATATCCTCTGGTTAAGACTAATGCATCCTGTGGTAACTTAGTTAACTGTTCTATTAATTCAGATACTATCATGTAATGTTCTCCTATATAAACGTCTCCAACACTGCGTGTTTGGCGACTATGTGTATATGTATATCAAACCTGAAACCTAGTAAAAACCAGGTAACTAAGGCTATCAAACCTGAACCCCTGAAGTGCTAGGAACCAGTAAACCTAGGCAGTCAGCAATACCTGCAGTCATATCACATTTTGAGATAAAAAGCAAGTACTAATTGCATAGTAAATAAAATATATTTTATAGTTGAATTATGCATATTCATAGTTACAGGACTTGACATTGCAACTCTGCCGGTTTATACTTAGGGACAATGAGGAGAGGAACTATGACTTACTGGCTTAAGGTTAATAAGCAAGTACATGGTTGTATTGGAGTATGCAGATTAGGACCCTGCATGTGTTCTGGTGTATTAGACACTAGACACAAGATAATACCACCTGGTAAGTCAGAGCCTAGTATCAGTTATAAAGGCATGGCTTATAATGATCCTATAGCTGTGTCTATGATCAACACAGACACCGCTGTGTTCTGTGCAGAGATGCGTGCAGTATCGGAATGGAGACAACGCAATGAAGATGGTAGTAATAGCGATTAGTTCACTGCTGCTGTCTATTATGCCAGTGTATGCAGCTAAGGAACCAAAGCCTGTTAAATGTTGGTCTTGTGATCAGATCTACAGACCTACGCCAAGCAAGCCTAACTGCCCTTACTGCGGAGCACCACCGCAGCGTCCCAAGTATAGGCAAGACTATCGTTACTAATCTTCGCGTAATGGGCATCTACGAAGCTTAACAACCTTCACACTATCAGTGTTGTACTGTTGTAGGTGCCCATTGCGGGGCTATTAGTAAACTAGTGGAGGATGATATGGCTAAGACTCAATCATCAGGTGCTGAATTAATCAGTGATATCCTTAACCGTATCGAACAGTTAGAGAACGATGTTGAAATCTTGAAAGGTAAGACACCTGCCTTGCCTATACAAACAGGGTGGACACCTGAATCCATGGTTAAAGCATCTGGTTTTTCAGGTGATAAAACAGTACTACAAATGGTTAAGGGTTTTGCCACTCTTTATTCAAAAGAGAACAATCTGACTATAACATCGTCTGGAGACCGTAGAAAAACTCTACGGTTCCACAGTGATGCTGCGTCATATGCAGTTGAAAAGGTTAAACTGATTAAAGGGTAATCTCCACTTCGGTGGCTACCTACGGAGATAGCCACCTGAGGGGCGATTATCTAACGAGGAGTAACTACTATGGGTGTTGCTGGATTAAATCCTACGGATGAAGAAGGTGGTCCGCAGTACACTGTAGACAATGCAACTCAAGCACAGTTCGGTGGATACTGGCTAGTACATGAACGGCATGGTGATTCTGAAGACATCCGTGTGTTCAGACATCGTGCTGTTCTTATCATCCCTGGTACAGAGATTAACAAATATGGCCACTGGGTGGACGACAGTGGTATCAGCTACGTTGAACACAACGGTCACAAGTATTACGTAGCCACTGACTGTTGGGAACCAATGTTCCCTGAGTTCTTCCAGGTTGTTGGTCCTTACGGCGCCGATACTGACATCAGTGCTACAGATCCTGCCTTTGTAGTCGTCGGCACTGCACAGAACGACCAAATTCCTGTGCATTCAGATCATCCTTTCGATGCAGGACTGACAGAGACGCATGCAGAAGATCTTCCTGCTGTAAGTACATCCTCTCAACATGGGAGTTAAACGATAAAGAAAAGAAGAAAACACAGTAGACATGTGCCAAGAACTATGGGTCGTCTTTGGCGTAAAAGGATAAATGCTAAAGACAAATCATTTCGTGAATACTGGGATGAAGAGGCCCGTAGGTTGATCCTAAAGCTAAAGGCTGCTTAGGTAGCCTTTAGTTATTTAAACGCATCAGCGGTGCCTTAGAACGCGTTGTAGGGGCATTCTAATATAGGTGTAGCATACGATGTCTCTTAAAGCAATCATCGAACTGTCTAAGGCCAGAGAAACTAAGATAATTACTTCTCTGGAATATAGACTACGCATAGCTGCTGAAGTGGCAGATATGGTTGATCCTTATGATATAGATACTCTTGCAATGATAATCAGCAAGGGTGCAGATGAAGAAGGAGAAGGCTAATGGCAGGGGGTCAAGATAAGGACGTGATGCGCGCTATGCTGGAAGAACTCCGTGTTAAGGACGGAGATGTTCCTGTCACGCCGCGTCAAGAAGACGATATAGCTTTTGCTATACACACCATGCCGGTAGTCAGGGTGGTGTCTATGTGCGAAGGCATATTCGGTACAAAGAATGGGCAGCATGCTGCTTTCCGATTAATTGAATGGTCCATCATAAGACTTACCCCTGCAGTACCAGTAGAGTAACAAATACAGGGGCTGGGGATGTCTTTTCATAGAAATAGGACTTGACAACATCAACAACAAATCAAAGATTTAGATGTTAATTCATCAATATCGTTGATGTTGTTGTTGACATTACAGGTATCTAGTCCTATAATGTAAGGACAGTAGGGAGAAATGTATGATGAAATATAAGAAATCTCCCAAATATAAAGGGAAACGTTCTATACCACTACGTGCTCCCATTACTATACAGTGGTTTAAATGGGGAACAGAGGAGGGTAAACTAAACGGTAAGCGTCCTATACCATCTGCAGGATGCAGTGTAGAAGCATTTACGCCATCTGGCAGGGATTTTACTAATAGTCTTAACAGAGGACTAGCAACTAAAGATATTGATCCTACTAAGAAGATTATTATTAAACTGCAAGAGTCTAACCAACGTCTTACGTTGTTTTATAACGACACCCACTGTTGGTTTGTACATGAAATAAACCATGTACAGATCAAATACATCTCACGTACATATGGAGATCGTAGACAAGCCTTAGAACTGTTTAAATCTGGGCAGATAATGTGGCTGAGGAGTGAACCATTGAGGTAAGTAGAAGCAAAGCATAAGCTTTGCTGAAGGAGCGAAGCGACTATGTGGTTTAGATGTAAGCATCCTAATTGCAAAAGAGAATGGAAGGCGCACGACTCCTCTAATACAGTTAAGGAAGCGTTGTGTCGTATTCACCAGGAGACAGAGCGTATTAGGCAGAATATGCCTGTAAGGCGTGGTCCCACTAGACCTTTTGATGATTACAACCCACGTCCGTCTAAGTGGGATATATTCAGACAGCGAACAACAGCAACTAGGTAGGCCCCACCAACTTGGTTGTCTGTTGGCCCAGGGAGACTACAGCATCCTCCTCCCGTGCTGTAGAGTCACACTCCCTGGGTTGAAGGGCCTGTAGCTCAATTGGTTAGAGCAAGCTCCTTATAAGAGTTAGATCTGGGTTCAAGACCCAGCAGGCCAATCTCTTAGGTTATTAGGAGGAGACGTTGAATGAATTAGTACTAATAGGGATGTTACAAGAGTTCATAGAAGCAGGTGTATTCAATGCCTTGCTAAGTGGAACTCTAACTGACAAGGAAGCTATAACAGTCTTGAAACTGGCTAGACTCCAGACAGATATACCAGGGTTGTTCAACCGTTACATTCAACCAGAAGGTGATGAAGACATGTCGTTAGACAAGGTAATCCTGTATAAGGATGTGGAACAGGTTATTCCTCAGGAGGTTATCACCGTTGCCTGCAACACGTACAACAAGTATGTTGGTGCAGCAGTAGCTGTTGACGGAGAGATCAATATTCTTCGTAATCCTTCACCGGCTGTTGTCAGTGAAGTTATGGAAACCATGCAGGGTTATCTGTCTAATCCTGTAGTGTTCGCCTTCGGCAACAAGGAGATAGAAGAGAAAGACATTCAACCTTTCCCCGTTATCACGGTGAATGAAGTCCACGACGTGGTAGGCTTTCTTCAGGGAGATGCGTCTGCTATCTCTGATGTAGTCAAGAAGATCCAGAAGCTGAAGGAAGCTGCAGACTCATTCGATGAATTCTGGGATGATCTCACTAACCAAGGTGGTGTTGTTACCAAACAACTCAAAGACTCTTCGTGTCTTATTCTGATGAATTCCAAGGGTGAAACCTTGGTATTCGACAAGGATAAAGACATCGAGAAAGATCATGAATGGGGTGCGTCGTATGGCGCATCTGAACCATCTGACGGTGGAACAGTGGTTGAACCACAGCCAGCAGGTTCACAGGTTCACCCTGCAGATGCGCCCAAGAAGCCTGCGTTCGGTGCTATGGGTAATAAGAATCCTGTAGCTGAGGTTATTGAGGAAAAGGAACGTCAGAGAGCAGAGAAGATTGAACGTCCCCATGGAATACCATGGGCAGTGGTTAGGCCAGACGAGAAGTCAAAGTGTGCACATAAAGACCGCCTGACTGAGAAGGGAGCTATGCTCCCAAAGAATGATTACGAACCGCATATCCGTTGTCCTGATCCGTATGTGGATGATAATGGAGTTGCATCCTTGCATCCTCTTAATAAGGATGAGAACCATCGTTGGCATGAAGCCAAGCTTGGCTTTATCCCTGCGAACTGGAAGGTTAGACCGCTGATTCCTGCGTCTTTTCTTCTGGTATCAGCCAACGTAGACTTGAAGACACTCAGGGATACGACGGCTGTCAAGGACACCAGTAACAAGAACCTTCCTCCGAGCATGAAGCCGGACAAGTCTATTCTTGATGACTTTACCAACCAGTTCATGCCGAAGATTTTCGGCAACAACATGGAGGAGATTGGCAATCCAATGCGTCTTCTTGAGAACGAGAAGACCATGCAATCAGTGGCAGCAGAGCTGCACTGAGAACCCTTTCATTGGTGCAAGATTGCTAGGTGATGTCCAGAACTTTGCTGCAACCATTATGCAGCGTAACAAGGAACTAGAAGACAACAACAAAGCACAGGATGAAGAGATCCTCAATCTTCGTTCTGCTCTTGAAGCTGGCACGAAGCAACCTGTTAAGAGCTTCGGAGCTATGAAGAAGTAATTACAACTCTCTACGCCGTAAGCGTCTAGGGTTGTGCCCCGGGGTGCATGTTCAGAGTAGGCCCCGGGGCTTAACGTTACACCGTGGCCGTCTACCTCCTCCACGGTGTACTGGCTTTACGCCGAGCCAGGTCTGAACATTCCTACCCCGGGATATAGACCGAAGGGACGCAGATTGACTTACTGTGTGCCCAGGCGTAATCTCCTCTATCAGTGGCTTCTGTGAAGATATCCTAGT